ACAAATTTAAGCTCCTTCATATATGTAGTTTGTTGGTTATATTTTTATTAAACACACTAAGGCTTAATGTTCTTTCCCATCACTTTGGTTAATTGTTCTAGCTGTTTAGCTATGTTCCAAAGCAACTTAGCCTTTTGACTCCATCCTATTTGTTGAGAAGGTATTGACATGATTATCCAATATTAAATATAGAAAAATTAACAGATGGTGATAATGGTCTAGTTGGATTAGTTCCTGCAGCAGTTGATAAAATTTTCATACCAGTAGCTGGTGACCACCAATAAAACTTAAGATATTGTCCAGCTGTTAACGTTATAGTATCTGATATGTGTGCAAGTGTTTGATCATTTTGTGCTCCAGTTGTAGTGAATGTAAATGCAGAATTATCTACAACTACATCATTTATAGTGTACCAAACAGTTACATTGTAACTTGACGCTCCTCCAGTAAATGCAAGTTGAAGAGCTAGATCTATATAATATACACCTGCATTAGTAACATTTATTCTATTATTTGGACCTAATGTAAAACCGTTAGCAGATTGTGTTGAATTAATTAACACTTGATTTGCTACAGTGGCTCCACCATTATTTTGAGTGGTGGTGTCAAAAAAAGTTCCAGAATAAAGAGATAATGGAGCTGGTATATTACCTGTAACATTAGTTAAATATTCTAATTGCTTAGAAATCTCCCATAAGAGATTTTCTTCTGTTCCCCAACCTATTTGTCTAGATGGTACACCCATGTTTATAAAATTTAATATCGAAGGTATGTTAACTTTACTTATTAACAATGACCTTCATTAATTTGTAATAATTAAATTAGTTATATAGATTCTAATTAAATTAATTATCTTCCTTGAGCTCTGTATTTAGAAACTTTCTTGTCTTTTGGACCAGAAGATTTTCTAGCTTTTCCACCTTTACGCTTACCAAATGTAAGCTTTGTAGCATTACTTATTGATTTTGCCATGTTAGTTATTTTGTAAAATATAAATCAGCTTCTGCTTGTCTTCTTCTTACTAGTCCTTTAATGTGGGCCCCGTTAGACATATCCCATTTCATAAACTCATCACGAATAGTTAAATCTAAAGGATTGATATTAATCTTCTTACGAAGTGTAGATCCTTTAAGTGCTCCTAGTCCTAAGTTGTATGCAAAGGATACTATAGCTCCAAATTGATTAGCAGATAGTGTATCTATAATAAGATCATCAACTCCTGTTGTTTTCAGTCTAACTTCCCAAGTTAGGAATTCCACAGCCTGTTCTTTAGTTATTGCAGGATCTCCAACCTTAACCTTCTTACCACCTAAGTATGTTGGTGGATATTGAATTGTTCCATAACCTATTGTATCTACTCCTGGGGGATCAATCTTATCATGATAGGCATTAGCACTAAAGCCTTCAAAAGACTTAATTAGAGAAATACAACTATCATTGATAATAATCATCTTAATTTAATTTTCCAATATGAACTAAAACCGTAAGTAAATCCTTTAGGATTATAACCAATATTAACTCCAAATATTCTATCTCTTCTATCTTTATATAGTCCGCTTACAAAACCTCCAGTTACACCAGACTCTTTGCTTCCAAAGAGTCCACCACCTACATACACTTGTCTATTTAATGGTATAGGTTCATGTATAACTATTTGTTCTTTAGGTATATTTAGATTATATGTAAATGAAGATCCTATTAGTTGATTTGATGTCACTGTATCCACTATTGTAGCATTTCCATATTTACCAAGACTAAGTGGTGTACTATATATATTCTTAGAGAAGAATTTGTTTCCTAGAACATTGTATTGAGATAGTAGTGTATTATAATCACCACTTGGAGCATATAAGGTATCATGTAACCAAGCTGTATCTTTCTTCTGATATATTAGTTTTGGTTTACTGATTATAGTGTCATGTATTCTAATAGTGTCATATGTAATAACAGTGTCAATAATTAATTTATCTTTTATATACTTAGGTCCTCCTCCGCATCTTTGTAAAAAGATTACAAAAACTAATATAGCCATAATTACATATAAAATGTTGGTTTTCATATATTTAGGTTGTTGGTTGAGAGTCATCACTAAATAGGTTAGATACAAACTTTGCTATCACACCTAGTACAAATATGATAGTTCCCACTGTAGGATGGCCATTTAATGCTGCAATACTTCCACTAAATGTTGTAGCAGCTACAATTGAATCAGCAATTTTTCTAATTTTCTTTGGGGTTGGTGCCCAATATTGATTTAATCCAAAAGACATATTATGGGGTTTTTATTTGTTGAGGCTGTTCCATTTGTCTCTGATTATTCTTAGTCATTATAAAACTAGAATAAATGGTAACACTGTATTGAATAATTGCACCTAATGCTAATACTATACCAAGAGTCCACAAGGTTTTTTTCTTAAAATCTTCATGTTGAACTTGTTTAACTTCTAACTCAACTACTTTTGCTTTCAATAGTTCAATATCATGAATGAATCCCCCAGTTTTAGTTAGAGGATTGCCCAATATTGCATCTACCACTTGTGTTAGTTTGGTATCAATACTATTGATTTTTTCTTCCATTTCGGTTAGTCTTGTATCCATGTTTAATAAATTGTCTTGTAAAGTACGAATCTCCATAGCTTTTTCATATGGTTATAACACAAAAATCCCCTTTAGTGGGGAAATAAATGTTATCTAGTTAAGAAATAATAGTTGTAAGCAAAACTATGTGAAATAAACCATATATCCAAATATTTTTTGATGAAATTTAATAAAAAAAGGAGCTAGTTTAATAGCTCCTTTTTATTCTTACTGTGCTTCAATTTCCTTATGTAAGTCAACAATAGTTTGAGAAAATATTGCCCATTTCATATGGGTGAATAACTCTTTTAATTTAGCAAAATCTGCATCTTCTAATTGTAATGTATCAGTAAGAAGCAAATCCTCATCTTTAAACTCATTACCCTCTTTAATTTTAAATACATCCTTGTGTTCTTCTAACTTATTTAATAAACGAAGTCTTTGGATCATTTCATTTACATCAAATCCCTTTTCTTGGGGAGAATTGATTGTCATTTTTAATAGATCATAAGTTGTAAAGAATGTATCTCTACCTTGAACATTTTCTTTTACTACTTTTAATTGTATTGATTTCATATAAATGGTTTTGTGCAAAATTAAATAAAATAAAACATTATTCAAAAAATATTATTGATCCCAAGGAGCTGCTTCAATAAGAGCATCTGTAATAACATTATCATCATCATGCCAATCATTATCAACAGTTTCTAATGGAACTTGCCAATTACCTGTTAATAATTCACTACCATTAACATCTAATAGTCTGTAATACATTTGTCTAGATGGATAAAGTAAACTCCATTCTCCTTTTGTAATTGTTTTTTTACCTATGAATGGTATAGGTGTAGGAAAGTCAAATGCTATCATTTTTATGTTTTTTGTTTTAATTATGTAAAGATAATAATTTATTTAGAATATTGTAATAAATTTTACAAGCTGGTCACTGTTTCCCACGCAGCCCCCGTATATACCGCCAATTTATTTAGTGTGGTGTCATATACTACTAGCCCCGTTGCAGGTGATGATATAGCGTTCTTTTGGGTTGTGGTCATTCGGGGAGGAAGGAAGCCTTTAGTAGTGCTTGTTACATTTAGAATGGCACTTGCAGCAAGTGAAGTAGAGCCAATATTTGTAGTAGCTGCAAAATAATTTGGAGCCGTATTATTAGCGTAAAAATTCCAATTCAAAGAACCATTTACTGGTACGTTTGAAAAGAATCCTGATGTATTATTTGCAGCACCTCCTAATGATGATGTTGCATAGAAGCCATAAATATTATTTACAGTAGAGCCCGAACCAATTGTAGACTGTGTAGAAGTAAAACCACTATAAGTACCTAAAGTAAAAGAAGCTGCTTGTGTATTTAATACGTTATAATTACCATGTGCCTGGGAAGTTACCCCACTCTGTACTGTTCCATTTTGATAGATACCAAAAGAACTAACTGCTCCAGATATATTTTTACTAATAACAACATTAAAACCTGCTGACACTGAACCGCCAATTACTAACGAACCATTCGGTATATAAACATCACCTGCAGAAAATACTCTAAACTGTTCCGTTAATGTACCATTATTAGAAACTTGCAACCTAAAATCACTTTTATAAGTTGCATTATCTTTAGTTATTAATTGCACTCCTATCCTTCCAAAAGTTACTTGTGTTGCTGCACCTGTTCCAGTTGTATCTGAAGTAAATGTTTGATACAAATAATTATTTAATGTACTGCTAGTATCATATAAACTTAAATAATCACCACCGCCATTTCTTGCAAATGTTGCAAAGTTTCCTGTTGAACCTATTACCTTCATTGAACCTGTTACTTGCAGCTTATCTGTTCCGTTGTCGGTTGTGCTTCCTATTAATAATGCTCCGTTGAGATAGTTGATAGCAGTACCGCTCATGTAAAGATTCCATTTACCCGTTGCACTTGCTACTTGTGAACGAATACCAATATTCTGCACTGAAGTAAACGCCCCATTAGTAAATATTGGATTAACATCAAGACCTACCAAAACATCACTATTTGCAGCAGCAGCTAAAGTAGGTGTAAATACAGTTCCTTGTGCTAAAGCAGCAGAAGCAGTAACACTAGAGCTAAATGTAGTTTTAGGTGCTATATTTAAAGTGAAATCTCCTGAACTTATTGTTCTATTTGAAGTTAAAGTTCCATCAGCTGTATAAATATTACTTGTTAAATAACTAGATGTATCTAATGTAAAGGTACCTGCCGCAGTCATTTTTACAAATGAAGAGGAAGCATAACTAAGACCTGCTAGTGATGTTAAATTAGTAGAAAGAGGTTGCCCACCTAAACCACTCAAAGTATAAGTAGGTATATTTAATGTATTACTAACCAAAGTTGAAGCACCTGAACTTCCTGTTACAGTTAAAGTGATTGCTTCTTGTTTATTACTAAAGGTATTCCAATCAGTAGATGTTAAATATCCTGATTGAGTTGTATTTGCAACTTGGATACTAAACACTCCTGTTGTATTGTCGTAAGATAAAGGGCTCGATGCTGATAAAGCAGTTAATGCAATGTAAGCATTAGGATTAGATGCTAAATAATATGTGCTATTATCATAACTTATTGTAGTGCCTGAAATTTTTACAAAACCAGTACCACTCAAAGCTGGTTGTTTGCTGTTAAAGGTTGTCCAATCAGTAGAACTCAAATATCCATTTGTTGTGGAGTCTGATTGACTTATTGAAATGACATTGGATGTTATGTTTAAAGGAGAACTAGCACTTGTAATTCTTAAACTATATGCAGTGTTCCAATTTGTACTATTATCTACAATTGATGTTCCCCAAGCACTACCTGTTGAAACAGCTATGCCTGCACTTGGATAAACCATTGAATTAATACTCCAACTTCTATTGGCTGATAAATCATAAGTTGTTCCGTTGATGGTTAGCTCTCTTGAAGTTGGGACATATCCACCTAATGAACTTGTTAAAGCTAATGTACCAGTTGCTGAAGGAAGGGTGTAAGTGTAAGTACCATTTGTTATTGTTGATCCTAATGTTAATTCATCTGTTATTTTTACAGTGCCATTAACTTGTAATCTTTGTCCTGAATCAGTTGAGTTTCCATTAATGCTTATGTTTCTAGTGACACCAAATACACGTAAGGCTTCAACAGAGTTAACACCAAAAAGAACACTACTTGTTCCTTGTGAAGTGATGGTAAAATCTCCTGCTATTGAATTTGTTACAAATTGATTTGAAGAAGTGGCTAATCCAAATTTTGCTTGATAGGTAGCACCTATCATAGCATTAGCCATAGATACTGATGGAGCATTTCCTGCAATTAAAAGATGATTATCAGGAGTTGCAGAATAAATATTAAATAGTCTTGCAACAGTTGTACTTCCTATTGATACACCACTTCCCCCATCATATAATAAACTGTTTCCTATTGTACTTCCAGTGCTTGTAAACTTACTGATATAATTTAATGTTCCTGTTCCTGTAATTGGATTTGTTAGAGTAGAAACACTTCCGTCTGCTTTAAGATATTGTGCTGATGTCCCACTAGGTATCTTATAACCTGTTGCAATAGAATAACCGTTTATTTGTATTTTATTGATACCGTCATCTATGATACTCCCCATAAGTATATTGCTGCCACCTGAACTTGGGGCTATATACATTGCAGGAGTAAAGCTATTTCCAAACTGAATAGCGGCATCTTCATTAGTTTCAATACTAAACAACCCTGTACCTCTATGCACGATTGTAGACGGAGCATTTGCTCCCGAATTACCACGTTGAATCCTTAATCCATAATCGGTATAGGCTGCATCACCTATTAAATCAAAATAAGCATATCCATTTGTGGTCCTACCCTGACCTACCTGCAAAGAGTATTCAGATAAATTACTTGAGCCGTCTATAAGTATCTTGCCAATAGAAGATTGTTTTAAGAATCCATTCCCAATAGTAGATGCTGATGTGAATACAGGGATAAAGTCAACAGTACCTGTTCCTGTAATTGGATTGGTAATTACACCTTGGTATTGAGGAATATTTAATGTTGATCCTATTAATGTGGCAGCACCTGATGTACCTATTGTTGTTAATGTAATTGCATCTTGCTTGTTGTTAAACGTGTTCCAATCTACATTAGATAAATAACCATCAGAAGATGTTCCTGATTGTGTAATTCCTATTATATTTCCTATATAAGTTATAGGAGGTGCAACATTAATAAAAGATAGATTATGGACAGTAGCGTTTATTTTTTGTAATGCTACTTCTAATGTATCATTAGTGTGTACACCTATGTATAACAGATTTTGCCCCTCGTAAAACACGCAGGCAGCATCTAATAATACTGGACAAGTTTTTGCAGAACAAGTAACATTCATAGTAGTGAGGTTTGATATATAACAAAATGCATGGAAGACCATGCACTAGTTAATGTAAAAGTAGTTAATAAACTCTTATTACCAAAGAGTTGTAATAAGTTAGATGATATAATATAGCTATTCTGATCTAGTTTGTGTAGTTGTTTTTACACCTTCTGCCTTAGAGATATCTGGAAAGAAGTAAGGAACTAATTCTTTTTGCATTGTACCTGCTACAGGAATTATATCAAAGAAATATTTAGTAGGATGTGTATGGTCTATAAGCTTTTGATCACCTATTGCCTCTGCATAAGTTAATGTTCCTAAAGCTTTAAAAAACTTAGCACCTTCTACTAATACACCTAATGATGGTAAGAAAGATCCTTTTGCTATACTTTGAAAAGAAAGAGGATTATAATAGAATTCTAATCTATCTGCAAGTTTATTTGTAAGCTTTGCCCAGAAGTTATACTTATTCTTATCAGGATCATTTGAACCTGGTTTAGCAGCTCCTACAGCAAATATAAGTCCCATAAGACCAACTAACACTCCTAATTCCTTAGCCTGATTAGCAAGTTCACTTCTCATTAAATCATAAAATTCTTCAGATGTAATTTCTAATTCTTGTCCTGTTTTTCTAAAATGAGCTTCTTTTTTCTCTTGTAAGATTTCATCCATTATTTTTAATCCAGCATCTGTACCTGTCATTACATCAATCATTTTATTTATTCCTGTAAGTCCTACATGAAATAATGTTTTGAAGAATGCTCTAGCTCTACCATATTCCCAGCTATCAGTCTCTAAGTTCTTATCAATATCTGAAGCTCTGGTAGATATACCTTTAGGAATCCAGTTTCTAAACATCATAAAGCTTCTCATTAATGTGTCTCTTCTATAGCCAGCTTTATCATCTTCGCTCATTAAGTCTCCCACCTTTCTAGAAAAGTTACTAACCTGAGCTCTATATTTAGCAAATTCTTCATCAGATACACCAGGAATTTCTAATGAATTATCTACAATTTTTACCACTTTAGTAAGAGACTCTTTATCTTTTAAGGCCTTCACTCTATCCTCAAATGTTCTTTCTAGAGCTTTTCTTTCTTCTTGTGACATTTTATACTTAACTGCTCTATCTTCTGCACTTACATATTTTCTAATATTTACAATCTTACCATCTCTGATCATTGCATTATCATTAAATGCTAGAGCATTAGTAATCTGAAGCTTCTTAACAGCAAAAGATGCTGTTGACATAATTATATCATTGAATGACCAAGATGCTAAATAATTATATAGTCCTTGTTTAGATGCAATTTCTTTTCTTTTATCAGAAGCAAGGTTATCTGTAAGAGGAACTAATTTATCTAGTAATAGTTTTTCTGGTAAAGATAATCCTCCTTTAAATATAGCCTTAACATGGTTTCTTTCCCAGTCTGAAAAAGTATAAAACTGACCACTGTTAATAAATCCTTGAAAGTGTGTACTTAAATAGTGAGGAGCTGCAACTAATAGTTTTAAACCTACAGCCTGTGCCTGAATAAGTTTATTAGAATTTTGTAATCCTTTCTTTATAGAAAGCTGTCTGTTTTCAGAAGACTCAGCATTTTTACTTATCTTCTCACTAAATCCTTTAATACTGACATTACCTAACGATGATAGATTTTCTTTTAGTCCGTATATAGCATCATCTATGATTATTTCAAATATATCAGCATTTTTGTTAGATCTCTCATCTACTTTAGGAGCACCATTCTCAAATACAATATCACCATTTTGATTTACTACTACATGTCCTTTAGTTTTTTCAACAGCGTTTAATGTAAGAACTGTGTTTTCTATTTGTTTAGTTGCTTCATAATCTAATAGTGCCTTAATCCATAATGTACCCACCTTATTAAGATCTGTAGATAGTTGAGATATAGCTCTATCTGTAAATGTAAAAGGTTTAGGGGTTTCTTTTTTAAGCATATTAGTTTCTGGATCAAGCTTAGAATAGTCTCTACCTTCACTAGCTCTTACAGTGTATGCATCTTTGAATAGATCTTTTGCTTCAGTAAAAACATCTTTTGAATTAGAGAGTCTTTGTAGCATAGAGGCTTCTATTAATGGGAAGAAAGAGCTTCCTCTATTTGATAAATAACCTGCATCAATACCTCTATTGTTTAATGCTGTAAAGAAATTCCACATGTCTAAAGCATTTTTACTCTTAGACATTTCTACATACTCTTGAGATAGATGTTTATCTTGTAGCATATGTTTTATAAATAACTGATTGAATTGCCAGTTTTTATATCCATTAAATCCTACATTTGTTATATCAAGACTATTTTTTAATCTAGCTTTCTGAGCATCTCTTCTTTTTTCATTTTGTTCATCATCTTGTGAGAATGTAGTATCGTCAATATCTTTAATTCCTTTATTTATAATATCTTTAGCCTCTTCCATATAAGCATCAACATCCATATTATCTAAGAAGAATTTCTTATTCTTTGCTGTTTTTGCATTCTCACCATCTTCATAGAACTTCTTACTAATCTTTCTGATTAGAGATATGTTTTTATCTCCTACTTTACCAATCATATCAAAAGCAGACTTATTACGAGCTTCAGCTTCTTTTTGTAATGGTACAAGTAATTCACCAAACTTATCAATTAAACTATTAGCATTTATAGTAGTTTGGTTTCTAGATACACCAATTAACCTAGAACCAAGTTTAATTAATCTAGGAGCAAGTTTAGATCCTTCTTGAAATGTCTGTACAAATCTTCCCACTTCTCTTTCTGCAGCTAATACATCTAATTTAGTTTTCTCAGTTGTAAGTCCTTCTTTTAAAGCAATCTGTACAGCAAAGTCTCTTTGTATATCAAGAATCTGATCAAGCATTCTTTCTGTAGAATTACTTATTTTAGTAAGTCTATCAAAAACAATCTGGTCTTCTTTACTAAGTCCTTCTTTAGAAAACTGTGATAGAAATATATCACTTAAAGATACATACTTCTCAGCACTATTTTTAATCTCTATAAGACTAGCAAGTTTATTATTAACTTCATCTTTAGATAACTTAGTATAGTCTATATTTTGAAACTCCTTAAATTTCTCTGCAGTATCTTTTAGAAAGTTAGCACCTACAAAAGTTAATGGAGAAAAATTAAGTTGTACTTGTAAATGACGAATAGCTTTAGAAAGCTCTTGTAATCTTAAGGACTTTTTAAATTTATCCTCAGGTGCAGTTTTTGCTTTATATAACTTATCATATTGTGCTTTTAAAGCAACTACAAGATTATTAATTTTCTTGTTTCCTGTATCTTCTGTAGTGATGGGTACAGGTAATAGATATGTTCTAGTTTCTTTTACATTATCAAATTTACCAACTTCAAGAGATGATAAAATAAGTTTGCTATTATTATCTCCTTTTATAGAGTTTCTATAATTAGCAATGAATGGAATCATTCTAGCTCTTCTTAATTGATTAGGTTTAATTCCATAGTTGTACACTATTTTAGAATACTCTTTCATCTGTTCTTTCCACTCATCTTGTTTAAAGAACGGTATGTCTTCATTGGTAGATTTATCAAAGTTTGTAAACTTCCAGTCATATATATCAGCCTTAATTCCAGTGGTATCATTTGGTTCAATGGCTATAAGATCTATTGTAGAAGCTAACATTCCTTTTTCTTTTTCATTAACTACCTTTCTTTCTACAAGAAATCTAGTTCCTTCTTTATATGAGCTAATAAGATCTTCTAAATAACTTCTAACACTTTTTTGTATTGTAGGATTTAATTCAGTGGTTATCTGTGTCTTAGTAAAATTGGCCTTACGATACCCATCTTTATCAATAAGATCATTTAATATGGTGTTTTCAATAAAGCCATGACCTTGTAACCCCCAGTTTTGCATCTGATCATCTTGTTTCTTTTGAAACTCAGTACGTTCATTAGTATTCTTACTTTTTATTTTTTCTGTAACACTTAGTGCAATTCTTTTAGTACCGTCAAGTAAGTAGTGTCTTTTGTCTGTAGCAGTTGCTGGATTAAGTATCATACGATTATCCATATCAGCCACTTTATTATAGAAAGTGTCTACTGCTTCTTTTGGACTTTTAACCTCTTTGTCTGCAACATTAAAGTATGTCCCAGAATCTATAATATCAGATACAGTTCCTTTAATATTACCAGAGGTTATATCTTTAGCTGTTTCAGCAAAGATGTCCACCTTACTTTTATTATATAATGTCTTAACAAAATCTAATATAGCGTCCCAAAGTCTTTGAGCTAAATTTCTATTAGATTTCTCTGTTTCTGTAGGTTGTTCTTTATTTCCTTCTGTTTGATCTACAATATGTCTTGTAATCAATTGGTCTACAGCCTCTTTCTTTATTTTACGAATGTTAGGTTTACCATCAGATAATTGATATGCTTGCCTACCACTATACTCTTTAAATACTTCATCATAGATTTTATACTTACCTATTTCAGAAATCATTCTTGTCATTAACTGAGGACTAGTTTGTTCTACAATAGCTGTAGCTATGTGAACTACCTCTTCCGTTAATGCTACATTTTCTTTACCAAGAGCAATAGCAACAACTCCTCTAGTAGTATCTGCAATACCATTTACACCATTAATATCAAGTCCTATTTCCTTTGCATACTTAGCTAAGTCTTGAAAATCAATACCCATTTGTTTACCAGCTTCTTTCATTATTAAAAGAGTTTGTTGGGAAGATATAGGTGCAGAAACAGATTCTAATTGGTAATTAATTCCTTTAGTCGAATCAGATGATGTTAATTCTTCAATTGCAGATTGTTTATCTTGACTTCTTTCTTGTATTCTACTATTATATGAAGCAATCTTTTCTTTACTATCATAGATACCAAGTTCTTTTCTTTTGCTATCTATTTGATCAAATGCTTCTTTGTTTCCAGATATATAATACTCATTATCAGCTCTTTTCTCTAATGTAAACAATGGAGCATCCACTCCATAGTTTCTTTTAGAAAAACTATTAAGTCCATCAATTACAACTCTGGCTTTATCTGCAGATGTAATAACTTTATTCTTATAAGTTTCAGCTATCACACCCTTTTCAACAAGAGTCTCTCTTGAATTAATTGCTGATTCTTTATGAGTTAATGTACATTTATCCATATTAGTTTATTAAAAAGGTGCAGAGTTACAATCTAAATCTTTTTTTTCTTCAGTATCTCTAGCTAAAAAATCATTTATATCTTGTAAAGTTTGGTTTGGATCTTGTAGATCTTCAGAAAATTGTTCATCTTCTAATAAAGATTCTATATCATCGCCTAAGCCTTGGAAATAAGACATAATATGCTCATCTGAAATAGACTCATCTGCTGTAATGAATCCATTATCTATTATAGACTTTTGTGGTGTAAGATAGAATTCATTAGCAAACTTACCATCTCCCCAAGCATTAATTGCTTTGTAAATATAATTCATTTGTCCATCACCACGATCATAAGAACCAACTTTCTTAAATAAACCTTTTTGTTTATAAGAGAAATCTGCTTCTTTTCTCATCTTAGCTTTTTCCTTAGAGCTGATATTTTTTTCCCATGTATATACAAGAATATCATTCTCAGCTTCTTTAGAGAATGGACTGATTCTTAATAGTTGAGGAATATCACCAGATTTTATTCCATTATAAATTTTCTCAGGAAATGACATATTCTCATTATATGTATGCTCATTATATACAGGATCGTATTTAGATTTAGCTGCCATGTAAGGAACCACATCACTATAGTTCCAGAAGTTTCTCTCAAATACATTTAAGTTTTTGAAATCTTCAAGGGTGGATAGTTGATCAAGATCAGACAATGTATCATTGTACATCTTCCTAACATCTTCATAAGGAAGTAAATTAGTAAAAGATATATTAGATTCTGTTAAACCAGATTGTAACACTGATAGTTTAACAAGCTTATCATAAAGATCTCCCTTACCTTCGCTCTCTAAATAGTTTTTAAGTTCTGTAAAAGCATATGTTAATTGGTTTTGATCATACACCTTATTATTCTTATTTCTAATCTGAAGATTATTCACTTCACCAGGAGCACCAAAATGTGGCTTCAAGATGTTAATTACTTGGTTATTATACAAAGGATGAGTTGAGTCTTTCTTAACCTTCTTAACAAAGTTCCACATTTTTTTAGCTGTATTATCTTTGCCTATAAGTTGAGATTTGATCTTCTTATTTAATCCCTCATTAGTTTGAACAGCCCAGTCAAATAATGTAGATACAGCTCTTTGAGAAGTTCTTACAAAGTCTCTATCATTCATTTCTACATAAGGAGTGAGAACATCTTGTAACACTTGTCTAGTTCTTCCTTGGTCAGCTTTTAACACTGTAGCCAAAGCATTTCTTATATCAGTGATACTATTCATTAATTTTCCAAGAAATGAATTTTTTAATAATGAATCTGCAGAACTAAATATTGTATTTCTAGCTTTATCTAATTGCTCCATTTTTCTAAATACTAAGAATGGATCATTAAATGATGCTGTATCAAAGTTAGTACCTTGTGTGAGTTTAAACATATGCTCAGCCATCTTAGCATATTTTAAGAACTCATTTAGAATAAATCTTTGTTCAGACTTACCAACCTTATCAAATGTAGTCTTTCCTATGTTCTCAAATAGTTTTTCTTCAGAAGGCATTTTGCTAGTGAAATATCCATCAGCTTTATACTTCTTCTGTATCTTATTAAGAACTCCAGTGTTAAATAACCAACTATATCCACTTCTTTCAAGTTCACGTAAGTATTCACGAATGATTGGCTGGTTCATAAAATAGGCAGTAGTATTAATAGGAACACCCACCTTAGTTAAAAACATCCAAGTGGATGCTACGTTTGGTGTAGCACCTAATTCCATAATCCAAGGTCCCTTAGAAATATCTACATATCCATCAATAAACTGTCCAAGAATGTCAGAGATGTATTCATCGTCAGCATTTGTAATCATTGATATAGTTGGCTTACCATCAATTTGATTATATTTCTCAAACTTAATCTTACCATCTTTTAAAAACTTACGATCTGCAGCACTTAGTAAATCTTTTCTAGCTTCAAAGTCTAATACAATAGGAGATCTTTGATTTAAAGAATGATTTGTTTGATTCACTGCAGCAATACCAATAGCATATTTCCCACTTACAAACGCATGTCTAAGTCTAGACATGAATCTTCTACCTAACATATTACCTGTAGATCCATAATCAAATGAACCAAGTCCCATTTTATCTACAATCTTCTTAGCTAAACCTTTTAATTGATCAGCAGAGTTAGAAGTGGTAAGTCTTTCAAAGTTAAGAGGATGACCAATTAAGTTTTGTAGAGATTCAATGTATGCATTCTCTAGATTTCCTTTACCTTCACCTTTAGTAGATAACATACGAGGAACACCTCTTTCACTATCATCTACATTCTTTAGATAGATTGATAGTTTATCTATATCAAAGTCAGATCCAACTTTCTCAACTAGCTGAGAAGGAATAACAACAGAATCTCCAAACTCTTCAGGAAGAAATCTAGCTATTCTAAATACATCAATTGAGTTTTGTTTCTGTGTAGGGATACGAAAAGCTACACCATCTAACACGCCAGAATCTTTTAACTCTTTAATAAGTTGTTCATCAGATAAATCTGACTTAAACCATCTACCTACCATAATTTCACATACACGCTGACCATCTTTATCTTCATAGAATTTAAGTGTGTCAGATGTATAAGCATTTTTACCATTAATTTTTACAGCAGCCACTTTATTAGATTCTAACAATGTAGAAGGAACTTGCACCTTCATACCACCATTAATCTTAGGACTAATCACTTCTCTATCAGCAATAGAATATAATACATTTCTAATTTGTTGATACGCAGGAGTAGCTTCAATAACCACATCTCCATCTTTAAACCCTTGTAATGCAGCTAGAATATTATCATTAACTTCTCTTTTAGTTAACTCTTTTTTTAATGTATCAGCTATCTTATCAATCTTACCTAACTTATATCCTCCATCAACTTTTATAATATCAAATGTTTTTAATAAAGAATTTACACCATTTTCAATCATTCTTTCAAGAATGTCCTGGTTATTCTTTATCTCTTTGTATAGAGGAGATGCTTTTTCTCTTTCTTCTTCTGTTTTTAAACTATACCAATCTTCATAACTTCCTTTGTAATCAATAGGTACACCTGCAGCCATAAAGTCTAAGGTGGCAAGTTTGGTCATTTGAGAACCTCTTGTTACAAGATTATCATCTTTAGAAGGAACTTCAGATTGTACACTCATAATAGAGAATGGCACATTTATTATTCCACTAAACGGAGCTTCATTAAAATCTCCAGTCTTTAAATCATACAATTGATGTACTTGTTCAGCCCCTACTTTTCTACCACTTTCATATACAGCATAATCAATCTGTTGGTCTTGCATCATATTATATAACTTAACAGCATTAGAATCTGCTTTTATTTCTTTAGCTGCTCTATAAGATAGAATGGTTAATGCAAACTTGTCTAATACAATATCATTATAAGTTTTACCATTTGCTTTATTACCAGATACAATAGGTTTAATAGGAGTGTACGTACGTTTGATTTGAGGATTACTTTCTCTTAATGTTCTTTTCTCAGCTTTAGTTAACTTTTGCCCTTTATCTTGTTTCTCCCAAGCAATGTCATACTCATATTGTCTTTCTTGTTCACTATCCCAATCTCCACTTCTTATTTTAAAATTACGAGCAGCAGGTAACGAAATAATACCACCACCGTCTGTTTCAGTCCATGTAGTGTTAGTAAGAAGACTACCTGCAGTTACATCACCAAGAGTTATTGTTTTAAATGAATCAATATTAAAATCTGTATGACCAATGGTTCCCACTGCAAATCTTTTATTCCAAACATTATTTAAAGCCTCATTCATTTCTACAGAATCAGCAATAATAGATTGTCTTGGAGAACTGAAGCTTTTAATACGTTTCAACTCATCTGAATATTGATAAGGATCTGAATATAAAATCTTATGAAGCTCTATATTATTCATGATATAGTTAGCAGATAATGCTGCCAACTCTCTATCTAGTTCTTCTGATTTCATTAATTCCTTACCAAAAGAAAGACCGTCAGTTTTAAATCCATTGTCATATTCTTTTAATAAGTTATAGTCAGTCAATGTCTTCTTTAGAGATTCCTTTTCTCTATTTATAAACTCTGTAACTTTCTCATCAATCTGATTAATCTTACTATCTGGATCAGTAAAGCTATCATACACTTGTTCAGCTGTACCTTCTTTACTAATTACTTCATTATGTAATTCTTCACCTAATATAGATTTGAAGAAACGTAAATCTGTAGATTCTCTTTGTTTTTTGCCTGCTGCTTTATCTTCATCTGTAAGTTTAAGTAGAGCTATAGGACGATTATCTTTAGATAAATTAAACTCATCTATAAAATATCCTCTAAATTTATCATGAATAGCTTTATAGTTTGTAAGAATATCACTAATGTTAATTCTATTACCCATGAATAACATCCACTCAAGAGATGCATCTCCAGGAATCAAATTTAGATAATAACCTTCTCTATTAAGATTGAGTTCTTGTAACACTCTATCTTTATAGTTTAATTTAGATGCTTCTTTTTGTTTACCAGAATCTTCATCTACAACACCACCTGCATATCCTGTATGTAATAATTGTTTAGTATCAAACTCTGAATCTTCATCCTGTTCAATCTTATCTCCAGATTCTTTATCAAACATTGAATATAACAGATCAGAATTCCTTGCAAATGTATCTGTTAATAAATATTCATAGTTTGTTCCTACTAATTCATTCAAATTATTAATCTGAGATAGATGATCATAAAGATCACTAGCAGCATTTGTACCGATGAATGTTTGTGTTAATTCACCATTCACATTGTAATATGTACTGCTGAATTCAGGATTATCCATCTTAGCTTTAATCTCACCCAATTGACGCAAACGCTTATCAATATCCAATGACTTACCTGAGAATGTTACAACTTGTTTAGCATTAGCTATACTTTGTCTAATACCATTTACTGCCTTAGAGAATAATGTTTTCTCAGGCATTGTTGATAATTTATTATAATCAAACTCAATACCTATCTCTTTTAAGAAATCTACTTGTGCCTGTAAGCTATCAAGTTTTACATTTTCAATAGCTTTAGGATTACCATAATAAACATTCTTATATGAGTTGTATGTAAAATACTTACTTCCATCATCTATAGAACCTTTAATATCTTCTATAAAATCTTGTTGAGCTTGTCTAGCTGCTGTAGAGAAGTTAGCATCTCCCACTTGTATATCACCATTCTCTAATAGATAAACATTCTTAACTATGGGAGATTGTTTTTTAAATGTTCTCCATAGAGAGGCAAGTAATTGTAAATCAGCTTTATTATCTAGATCTCCAATATTTTTCATCTTACTAAGACGATTGTAAAGCTTAGTATATTTAGGATCTTGGTCAGCCATCTTTTTAATTCTACTAACCATCTCATCAATACTACGAGAGTTATGTGTATTGTTCATTACACTAATAAATGCTTCACTCATTGGAACTAACGTATATCCTCCAATTGAAGATAATTTATTACTTCCATCTGCATTAGTAACAGGAAGACTAGCTAATAGCAGCTTAATAGCAGCATTAGCTTTCTTCATATGATCTATTTTACTAGCATCTCCATAAGGATCATCTTTAGATCTATCCATTGTAGGAATCAGGTCATCATTCTCATCAAACTCAATACCATAAGATTTGATATACTCTTGGTGCTTAGCCTGAAGATCATCCCAATTATCTAATATGTTACCATATAAAATGTTATTTGCTTCAATTGCAGCAGCTCTTTCTTCAGGAGTTGCATCTTGATCAGTCATCTTTTCTAACTGAACAACATTCTCAGCAATTAAATCCCCTAATTCATCCTTAAGAGTTTCATACACTTGTGCTTTATTAGCAGTGGCCCCAACAAGATTAAACAATCCTTCATTAGACTCAAACAAATCTTTTACGATTGTGTAAGTCATATGTTGCATTATATCATTAACTTGTTCACCTGTGAATCCAGCTAATTTAAATTCTGAATTCTCATCACCAATAGCACTATCTATATCAATAATTCCTTTCTGAGCAAATGATAATCCTGCTAACGATGGTGAGTACTGAGCATAATATCCTGTACCAATATTTTCAAATAGTCTATCAGTGTTCTCTTGTGCATGTTTTCCAAGAAAGAACGTCTTAATAAAATCTAAGATCTGTGAAAAGATTCTAGAAAGTAGAGATTTACTTTCTGTAGCTTCTTGTTTTAATGTATGATCTCTAAACTCTTCAGCAAGTTTTTCTTTAATATCTTGATCTGTAGCTTCAGAATATTTAATCTCTTTAGAAGTAAAAGGATCTGTGTAAGAACCTTTTCTGTTTCTAAACTCTTTTAGTACAGCATCTCTTTCTCCTTGAGAAGTAAACATCTTCCATACAGCCTCAAACACTTCATGATAAACTGTTCCTACTTCTGCATTCTGATATAGATAGATAGCACCATCTTTCAACATACCAAAGGCTAATTTACCACCAGTTGCTTGAATGATGTTTCTTACTCTGTATAAAGGAAGATTTGGTAGGTTTTTACTAATCCATTGTTCTACCTTTTTCCAATCTTCTGTTTGAAAGTTTTTAAAGTTATTAGCAACTTGTAATCTATAATCACTTCCTCTTTTACTATCTCCTTGTTGCTTTCTTTGATTAATCTTTTTTTGCAAATTAGGATTTACCTTAGGAGCTTCAGTTGGTTTACTACTTTCTAAAGCTTTTAATTCTGCATCAAAATATCCAGTAAGAAAAGCACTAGCAATATTTTCAATATCACCTTTGTTACCTTTCTCATCATGCCATTTCATTGTTGTTTGAATGGTACTATCCATTCTAGTAATCGAAACCTCTTTCTTCTCCCATCCTAATTTTTCAGCAAGTTTATCACTAATTTTCTTTGATAATTCAATTATCAATCCATTTATACGTCTCCCTTCTTTTGTAGCAATACCAACTTCATCTCTATAAGTTCTATCACCACTCATCTTTTTCTCACCAGTCATAAATGGCATAGCTTCTGCTTCACCATCTTCTAATTTAACTCCTAACTTTTCTATATCAGCTTTCTTAGCTTCTATATCAGAAACTGCAGGAGCTTTTTCAGTCTGTTTTTGAGCTGGAGCTTCTGGAGCAGGAGCTTGTTGATTTCTAATTTTTGCAGTGATTATTTGTCTAATGAAACTCTTAGTTATTTTAAAAGCATCTTCATCTGACATATCAGCTGTTATTCCTGTTCCAGGAATATTTTCTAATATACCAGTTAATTTTTCTAGTTTTATTTTAAATTCTGAATCAGAATCTTCATCAGGAATTAATATACCACTAGGAGTGTCAGAATTAACATCAAACTTTTCTGGATCTATACTAAATGTAATTTCTACATTTCCTAATTTATCAAGCACTGTTGTATTCTTCTCTCCTGTAAGATCAAATAATTTAGATTCTTTAGGAGCAGTAGTCACCTTAGTAGATTTAGCTATAATAGGTTCCGCAGAGCTAGAGCTCTTTTTATCCATTAAAGTGAAGTAGATTCCTTTTCTGTTAGTATCTGTAGCATTTTTTAAAGGCTTCATTTGTGTTGTCAAAGGAATATCTACACCAGATCTAATCTTTCCTTCAGGATCTTTAGCAGATAATAAGTAAGATTGATAGTTTTGCCATTCTCTGGTTTTAATATCATTACCATCTATCTCTAGAATCTCTGTATACTTAGCGTTCCAAGGCCTCACCTTAGAACCTTTTGTTAAAGATGAATTAACATTATGATATAACTTAGATAGTCTATCTATAATAGCTTCTTTGTTCTTTTCAAGTTCTTTAGGATCTAGATAGAATTGTGTTTCATCTTTACCAATCTTTAATTTCATATTCTCAAAGAATATACTACTATATCCAGCAGCTTTCCTATTTCCTTGAGCATCTGTAGGAGTACCCCAATACACCACTGACTTTAACCAGTTGTATAGCATTTGAGATTCTCCAGATTTAAGATTACCATCAGTAAATAAATTAGTAGATAGTTTCTTAATAACATCAAACATTAACTTAGCTTCCTTAGTAGTAAATTGTCTGTTGTCCAACTTAACCATTCCATTAGTTGTAAATAATGTAGGAAGTCCTTTGATGTTATTCATAGTGACAGATCCTCTTGTTTGAGCATCATCACTTGTAGCAATACCTACAACTCGTTTAGTTCTTAGTTGAGTATCATTAACTAATCCAGCTTCTATTACAGGAGTTCTTGCTGAATAATCTCTTTCGAATTTACCAGAAGCACTTAGTTCTCCTACATAACTAGGAGACCCAAAAGATGCAGCTATTTGATATAAATCAGAGGTAGGGTTATTTAAGATTTGTTCTCTCCATTTATTATATTCTTTTTCAAGAGCTACAATTTCATCTTCTCTATAATCAGCATCTCTAAACATAGAGTCGCCACCAGCCCAAGATAATTTTATAGGAAAGGTTTGATATATCGTATTTTCTAAAGTGGGTTTAGCTAATTTCTTACCATCAACACTTACAAAATACTTTTCACCAGTTGTAGGATCTATACCCATTACAACCATTGCAATAGTTTTTGTAGGATCAATACTTGCGTCTCCTGTACCTTTATCTTTTAACCATTGTGTAAGACCAGGTAAACCAACAATAGCTTCGTTACCAGATGTAACTACAACACCACGAAAGTTTTCACTTCCAGGTAGATCATAATAATTAGCACCAAACTGATTAGCACGAACATGATGTGGAGCTGAAGCAGCCTCAGAATATCCCTCAACAGGAGGACTGGTAGAATTCTTAACTTGTTGATCTGTTTTTCTAGAATCTATTTCATAAGGTCTATCAAAATCAGCAGTGGGAACACTATCTTCATCTACAGTGGATAATAACTCTTTAGAAAGATTATCATTCTGCATAATCTTTTGTTTCTCAACTCTTTCTTCTATCTCAGTTTTAGAATCTTCATTAAACTTAGTTTCTACAGCAGATATTAATTCTGGATTATTTAATGAATTAACATATTCTAATTTATCAACTCCTTCTGTAGGTTTTTCAATACTAGAGAACTTCTCATCTTTTAATGTTTCATCAATGGCTTTATCCATTGTTTTTTTAAGTTCTTCAGCATCTGCTTCTGCAGTTCCTATATTATATCCTATAAACTGTTCAGAATCTAAATACTCAGAAGTTCCATTAGGATTTGTAACTTGTAATTTACCATCAACTGGTCCTGAAATGATTGTTATCTTTGGAGCTAGTGTTAATGTATTTTCATCTCTATGAACAAGATCAGTTAAAGGATAAGTTTCTCCAACCTTTAACTCTTTATCAATAGTTTTAGTAGTGTCATTTAAATCTACTTGTTTTACAGATATAGGAGCATCTTCAGTGCTAGGACTATTCTTAAGATCTTCTAATATCTTCTTGTTAGACTTAGCCTGTTCTTTCATAAGATCAAACGTATCTCTAAAAGTAGTTCTGTCTATAGATTGTTTATATGCTTCTTTTGTTAATTCTAATGCATGTTCAAGTGCTTCATTTTGATCTATTAACTTATTTGCTTGTAGTTCTTGAGGAGAAGAAGGTTTTTCTACTCTCTCTAATATACCAAGATTTGCCAATTGAGCAGTGTTCTTCTGTAACTGAGAGCTAAAGAATATTTGATCTGCAGCATTAAAGTATTGAAAGTTCTTTGTACCATTAATATAATTAGCAGCAAGTTTAACTTCATCAGGATTAGTTCTATCTACATTAAGACTAGTAAACCCTGCATGTCTTTGATCAATAGCATCATGTGCTTTTTTTAATTCTAATACATGAGCAATATTTCTTTGTAGTTGAACTTCAGGAGTAACTTGTATACCTGCTTCAGTATCATTAACTCTATTAATATCTTCCTTCTGATTTTTTGCTTCAAACTTTAAAAGGTTAGTTAAATACTCCATACCATTAGGGTCATCAAAAAAGTTTTGACCTAATGCAGCTAGCGAGTTAAAGTTTAATTGATCTAATGATAGTTTGTTACCATCTTTAATAGCTTGCACCTTTGCTAAGATTTCAGTTTGGGAATCCATCATGGATATACCCATTGCTGCAAGTCTCTCTTGATTAAACTTAGGTTGAGCTTTGCCTTTATCATCAACGGTTGTAGCTATCTTACCATTTTCATCTTTTTCAAATATATCATCTGGTGTATAGAAGTATCTTCTTCTAGCAACAGCTTGTGTTATTCCTTCTCTGAATTTTTGAGCAGCTTCATCTTGTTGACTATAACTTTCTTGTTTAAGTGCTTTAGAAAGTTTATTACTAGATTTTGCAGCATGACCACCTAAAGTCATCAACATACCTTGTATAGTACCTAGAGCAATGTTATTCTGACCATTAGGATCATTAACGTTATCTAACCAATCTTTCATGATGCTACCAAATCCACCCTGGTCTTTTTCTATTTTATCATCTTTAATTTTACCAGCGATAGAATCTTCTAAATATCTACCAACAGCAACTTGCATGCTCTCATTCTGACCATGTTCAAGTCCTGTTAATAATGTCTTTCCTAATATCTTACTGATGGTAGGCTTAGCAGAAACAGCTGATGTTTCAAGAGCTTCCAAAGTTTCAGCATTAAAAAACTTTTTTAACGCACTCTCTGCACTTTTTGCTGTAGAGAATATCTGAGGAAGTTCATAAAAAGAAGCACCTATACTTAAAGGAAGTGTATATGCAAATCCTTTCATTGCTCCTTCTGCTGCTTTTTGTTCTATTTCTTCATCTGAAATATTAATAAGTCCTTGATCTTTTTGTTCATGTAAAGCTTTTCTAATAGACACTTGTGCTTCTTTGCCATTCAATCCAGATTGACCAATTATATTCCATGAATATAATTCGGCTTTTTGAGCAGCTTGAATAAGTCCTTTAAATCTTAAAGTTGCTGCAGCTTCTAAATCAACAGTTCCTGTAGCAGCAGTTTTGTAGATTTGATTACCTAGCATCTTACCTAACTTACCATACAATTCAGGATTATCAGCAAGTGCTTGTATAGCTTTAGATCCAAGTCCTGTAGCTTTTAGTCCACCAGAAGCTTCATCTAATGCAGCTCCAAATAATCCAAATCCTTTAGCCTCTAAAGCTCCAGGAGCAACCATAGATGCTGTAAGAGCAAGACGATCTGCAGCATCATCTAACCACCAACTAGTTGTAGTTAATTTACTCCAGATATTACCATTTGTATATTTATCAGTTTTATATATAGGATTTGTTTCTTGCACCTTCTCTTTCCATACATCTCCTAAATTAGTCAAGAAATTATCTGTCATTAAAGAAACAGCATTTCCATTATTAATAACATCTCCCTTTCCACCAAGTGCTTGGTTTGTTAAATTTGCTATTCCTCCAACAGCTGCAGGAATTGCACCTAATATAAATCCAGCGTTCTGTAAAAAGTAAGCTCCTGTTTTATTAACAAAGTTCCAACCAGCATTTGCCACTCTGTCTAAACCAGATTGTCCTTGTGCGTGATAGTCTTCTTGATCTTTAACAGTGGGATTATAAACACCATATCTTTTATTATCTAATAGTTCTTTTTGACTATATACAACATCAGGTTTACTGTAATCTGATGTACTACTATAATAATCAATTAAATCCATACCATTAGTCTGTGGCACACCACCACCATCTAATGTAGGATTAGGTTGTATAATATCAGCAGCTGGATTGTATGCGGACTTATTATCTCTAGGAGACTCAGGAGTTATGATTGGATCTAAACCTTGAAAATCTGGCATGCTTAATTCTTTTTAAAATAATTTACCGTTAAACTTAGGATAGTAATTTCTAATTATAGTCTGTATACTAGCATCATCTAAAGATCTTAGAAACTCATTAGCATTATTAATTGACATAGGTTTTTCTATTTGAATAGGTAACCAATGCCCATCTGATAATTGTACTTGAAGCTTTGGAAATACAACACTATTATCATTAGTATCTTGACGAAGATCTGCAACTACTGTTGCTTTTTTAATACGTGGAAATGCTGTAGATTGCCATCTAGCTCCTGAAGGATCTTCACTACTACTAGCATTTGTTGTTCCTCCAGTCTTCTTCATATCACCTTTGATTTGTGATTCAAAAGTTGTTTGAGCTTCTGGAATTTGACCTATATCTGTACCTGATAAAGTTCTTTTTTGCGTACTTCCATCTGGACCAGTTACCCAAAGTTGTTTTATAATACCATCATTATATATACCATATTTAAGTCCAGATGATTCTTTTGGATTAGCTAACCATCCTTTTACTTTACTATTGTCCCAATTATCATATCCACCTCTATCATGACTATCCATTGAACTTAAACCATTTGCTATACTTTCCCATTTTGCTTTTGATGTTTCTGAAGGAGTGATAACATAAGAAAGTTTAGGAGCATATTCTGGGGTTTTTGTAGCAATTAAATCATTAAACTTTCTATTGTAGACTGTTTGCTTTTCTGCATCCTTATGAATAACATCATCATACTCTCCTCTACCTATACCAAGACTTAGTAACTTAGCAGCCCAGTTTGTTCCTGATCCTACAAATTTACTAACTCCTAATTTTTCATCTAATAATTTTTCTTTGTTACTAAATTCAATTGGAGTTCCAGCAAGTGCTGCAGTTTGTTTTTCTTTAAATCTAGCAATATAATCAAATATTTCTCTAGGAGAATATGTAACTAATTTACCATTATTATCTTTAATACTTACTGGTGATTTTTGAGATAGATCTCTATTAATTTCTTCATCTATTTTTTGCATTTCAGGATCATTCTTCATCTGTTGACTAGCACTATTTAAAACAGCAGCATTTAATCCCGCCTGTCTTCTACTTTCTAAGATAGAACTTACGGTAGATTTTAACTCAGGACCAATTGGATTTTTTACAGGGCCATGATAAGATCCAGTGATCATATTTTCAACATCAGCAGTTGTAATTGCAACTCTTTTACTAGGATCTATTATTCCTTTATTAGCATTATCTTCCACTTGTTGACGTAATGATTCTACACCAGATTTTGCTTGATTTGTATAAGTAGCAACTTGTTGACTTACAATATCCTTAGGTTGTTTATCAGGCTGTTCATTTCCTCCAATTGCTACAAATGGTACTGTACCACCATGAGCAGTCCAATATTTTAAATTATATTCATCTCTACCTAAACTCTCTTCAACCATTTGATGTATCACTGTGTTTTTAAATTCAGCTTGACTTAATGCAAGAGTGGATTGTTTTATTCCAAAATCAGAAGTCCAATGTTCAGCATCTAATATTGGATTATTAAGATATTTTAATGCTGTTTCTTCCCAAGAATGAGCATTTGCAAATTCTTTTATCATTCCATTTTTATAAATATCTGCTTTAGCTTGATTAGGATCTTTAGCAATAGCTGCTAATTGTTTATTTAAAGTTTCTGTCAATGTTCCTTTATACACCCCTCCTTCTCCAATTTGTTGTTGTAGTTCTTTTATAGTGGTAAGTGCTTCATTATATAAATGGTTATTTCCACTATTTGTAGCTGCATATTTTCTTAATGCATCTATTTTATCAGTGACTACTTTTATACCAGCTTCATATTCACCTTGAGCATGTTTAGCTAAATCTTCTGGTGTATAGTTTCTAAACTGATACATTCCAGAAATTTGTAATTGACGAAGATCATTAGCATCAAGTGATGATCTCACTGCATTTTCTATTTTTGTTGAACTAATACCTTTATACCCATTCTCAACCATTGCCTTAGCAGTCTTACTATAATTTATATTTCCATCAGCATCAGTTTCCCAAGGAACTTCTTTATCAGAACCACTTTCATGAAGACTCTTTAATGCCTCTATCATTTTAGGTTGTAAATCTCTATATTCTATATATCCACCTGAATATGAAGCATTTACATCTTTGTTATTTAAATAAGAATTAGCTCCTTGATCAAAGAACCAATCATTATCTGCTGAACCTTTTCCTGCTTTATTAGCAGAAGTTTTATCTGCAACTCCTTGTTTTAATCTTTGTGTAGAGGCTACAGCATTTTGTATACGAGGATCTTTAACAATTGATGTTGCCATTCCTCCAACAGAATTAACTAACTGTTGATTAGAGAAGTCTCCAGCAGCAACAGTTTTTAATTTACCACCAAGTTCATCAAGTTTAGATTGTGCATATTGTCTTTGAGATTCATTAGCAATTTCCATCCCAGCTATATTATCCATTTGAGCTTGGATCTTTTGCACACCCTGATCATACTGAGATTGCTTTTGCATGCCCACATTAACCATAGCTTCAACAGGAAGTTGCTCTACGTAAGGGGTGAATGGGGTTAATTGATCGGTAAATGATGCCATATGAATAGAATTAGCAAATGTAATTTAAAATATTTTACATACCAAGAGAAATAACGATTTCAGTTAATTTGGTATAATCAGATTAGTTAGATAGTTTTTAGAGCTTTTACAATAGCACCATTTCTTGCAGGTTTTGTATCTTCTTTAACCTTCTTTTCAAAAGCAGCGACTGTTGCTTTGGCTTTTTCATAATCAGATAAAGTACTTGACTTACCACTTACTTGACCAACATCAGTTGCTCCTGAAGCTAATTCAGGCTTAGTAAATGATGCTAAACCATTTTCATTGATAGCTTCACCAGTATTAGGATTAAATCTGTATTTATATAAGTTTTCATAAATACCTAATTTTCTGTTTTCCAATTTGTTTTGAGCAATTTTAGAAGCAATAGAACCTAAAGCTTCTTGTGCAATTCTTTTAGTGTTACTCTTAGCTATAGATTGTCTTTCGTATTGCTTATCTAGAATACCTAAGTTTTGTAACTGAGCTTGGTTTAATAGTTCTCTATTCTTACCATATGTTTGTTCAGCTGCTCCTTGGTTCATTCTAAATTGTTCTCCTAGCACTTTATTCTTCATCTCTGCAGCACTAGCCATAATTTGAGCTTGAGCACTGGGATTTCTTCCAGCAGCTCTCATGGCAGCATTAGCTTGTCCATCTATAGCATTGATTTGATCTTGTAAAGAAATACGTGAAGGTTGTCCTTGTAACATTGGTTGGAATGTTTGAGCTTGAACAGGTTCTATTTGGTTATTACCTAGAGCAAACATTTCTCCCATTAGTTGATTAGGATCTAAAGGCATTTGATTTGTAGGTCTAGCATAGTTAAATGCACTAGAAATAGCATCTGTAATTGCAGTGTTTCTATCACCTTTCTTTTTACCATCAGAAGTTGTGGTTGAAAACTTACCAGGTAAAGCACCTGATTGATCTACAACATTATTATAAGGATCATAGTAATTACCATATTCATCTTGT